GAAGCAATAGTCTTGGAACGGGTCGCCGATATACCGGTCGCCGGAAACGGCAAAGGTGCGCTGAGTGCCGGTTTTGGTGGTGGACAGGCCGGTACGGATGTACTGAGAATCCTTTGTCACCGGGTTCATTTGCGGGTCCAGGCCGGAGATTCCCAGCTGGACAACGGTGTAATCTTCTTCCGTATCGCCCTCTTCCAGACCGATTCCCACCGCCAGCACCCAATCGTCATTCGTTGCGAAGCCCTCAAAGGTGTCGGACGGTGTGTAATCCTTCATCAGTTCAGATACTTTCATGATTTCCTCTCCTATTCATAGTACCGGACCCGGCATTGGCACATCAGTTTCGCGGCGCTTCCAGCGGCGTTTACCCCCGCCGGGTTCGGCATGTTTTGCAAATTTTCAATGGACAGGACTTGACAGCCCTCAAATTGCGGGAAATTCCTCAGCCGGTTTTGCTCTGTGATCCACTTCATAAACGCCTGGGCGTTTTCCATTTGAGTGATATTGGCGTTACTGGTGCCTGGGTCCTGGGGAACCATCGAGACAAGGGCAAAATCATACCGCTTGATTCCGTGGCCCCGGAGCTGTCTGGTCTCCCACTCCTCGCCGTATACCGTCTGGACACTGACATTTCCGGTTTTGTCGGTGATGGTGTTGAAGTGGAGGAAAGACCGCAGGCCGGGGTATTGTTTCAGATACTCCACCATAGCTTCATGTTTGCTCATGGGATTAACGCCTCCTCAGGTAGGCTTCAATATCCTTGCACAGGTCGCCCTTGTGGGCGGCCATCGCCGCCGCTTCCCAATGGGAGGTAGCTAGGGGGTGGCGGTCTGTGCTGTAGTGCAAGTGGGTGCTTGTCGGGTACTTGGAGTGGTTCGGAAGGGCGTATGTGCTTCCCCGCTCATCCACAAAAACCAGCCCTTCCCACTGAAAATGTGCGTAAGGCGATTTATAGTGGACATATTCTGGTGTGATGTCCACAGTCTGGTCCAGCGCCCCGCTGTCCATGGGCACATAGTCGGAGCAATACGCATGGAGGCGGGTGTGGGCGTAAGTCCTGGCGGCATCGTCAAAAATCCGGTCTAAAATCTGTTGCGGGCTCCGGTTCCACCTAATTTCAATACTCATACGCCCTCCAATCGGTAGTGGGGGAGAGGTCCAACCGTGTTGTCCTTGAACAGCCGGACCTCAAAAGCGTCTGGCCGATAATGCTCCACCACGGCCTGTACCGTCTCCGGGGTGATCTCCTCCGCCGCCTCGCCCCGGATGATGTAATCCCCGGGGGAGAAGGTAACGCCCTCCATGTCCGGATTCCACTCCTGGTACGGTCTGTAATCCTTCTGCTGAGGGAGGCGGACCAGATAGGAGCCGCCCAGGGCAATCTCTGTGTCAGACTGCCCCTGCGTCCTCTGGACGGACCAGAAACACCCCTTGAGCACCGTCTTTTTCCAGGCATCTAGGCGGTCCGGGCTATCCAGTCCAGACCGCTTGTTCAACACCGTGACGGTCTCGTTCCATGTGGGAAGCGGGCCAGCGTTCAGAAATCCCATTTATATCACCACGCTCACCAGTTCTACAGGCAGAATCTCAACAACCTGGCCGTATACAGACCGCATGATTTCCTCGTCCGTCTTCGCGTTCTGGTAGGACACAGAGACCCCGTCGTTGGAGTAGCTGGAAATCGCCTGCTGATTCCGCTCAACGGCGTCAAGGCTGTTGATCACCAGCGTCATGCACAGGCGGATGTCACAGTCCGCTTCCTTGATTCGTCCCTGTGTCCAGTAGTCCAGCTTAGCCCGGGCACGCCGCTCCAGCAGGGGGAAAGCGGAAAGTTCCGCCGTTCCCCCGTGGGACAAATACTGCTGATAGGTCAGGTACTGGCTCATACCTGGTTGGATCTCCGGACAGCGGAGCGGACGGACGTGCCCTCAGCAACGGCAGGAGGAGTTACAGCCGGGCCAGTGAAGCTGATTACCGCAATAGCGTCGATGTACTCCGCAAACAGAGTCATGCCCATAATGGCGAAGCTTTCGGACACCGCGGTGTGGTAGTTGCCCTCGGTGTGGAAGCCGATCAGGTTGGTCTCGCCATCGGTGGTGTAGCTCAGGCCCGCCCGGGCGAAATCACTGGTGGCCGGGTCCACGAAATAGAGCACAATGTTATCCAGCGGCGTGGCAATGAACTTGCCGGGGGCGATTTCATCGTCAGACAGCAGGAAAATGGTGTTGAAGCCCATAAAGTCCTTGAGATACTGGAACCCGAACTGATTCTGAATGGTGATATCCGCCGCGCCGATATACTTGTAAATATCCATGATATTGGCAAAACCCACCACGCCGGTTACGGTCCGGTGCATCTGCTTGAACTTGTTTTCCACAGCCCCCTTGGCCATAGCGATAGCCATCTGGAGGTTCTCGTAGCTGCCGGTGAGCTTGCCGGTGTTCAGGTAGGTGTAGAAGCGTCCGGTCACGTTGGTCTGAAGCTCAAAGAGGAAAGCATCATCGGTCATCTGAACGGCAACATCATAGCCATGATCCTTAATGCTTTCGATGGAGACAGCCTTTGCGTACTTCTCGATGGTCATCTCCTGATAGGGGGTCTCGTGGATTTCTGCCTTGCTGTAGGGAATTTCGTCACCCTCGGGGATGTTGCCGTCCTGGAGGACCAGGGTGGCGGTCTTGCTCTTGAGCACAGCCCCCGGCTCCTTGCGGATGGGGCGCATAATGCCCATAATCTCCCGGAGGTGTTCCCATTTCCGGGCGAAGCGAGTTACAAAGTCGATCTCGCGGGCCGCTACCTGGAGATCGGCTCTTTTGGTCAGGTTTTCCTTTGCCATGTGTTATTCATCCTTTCTATACAGTCCAATATTGGCGGCAATTGCCGCCTGACGCTGGCCTGCGTCCTTGATTTTGTCGATTTCCTCACGGGTCATAGGCTTGCCCTGGTGGTTGTCCGCCTTGGGAATCTTCAAGGGCTCCTGCTGGGGATTCTTGAAGATTCCGTCGGCGTCCTTGGTCATAGCCTCGAAGAGCTTGGCGGGGGACTTGCCCTTGTTGGCGGGGTCTGCGATAGCCTGTTTCAGCGCCGCAACATAGTGGGCGCGGGTGGGGCCGTTGACAAACTCCTTGCCCTCCAGGGCCTGCTCAGCGGCGGCGGTTAGGATTTGGTCGGCGCGGGATTCCTCCTCCGCCTTTCGGCGTTCGGCTTCGGCCTGCTTGTACTTTTCCAGCTCCTCAGCCACCTTTTTGGCGTCGCCGTCGGCCTTCTCCAGGTTGGCAATGATTTTTTCCTTCTCCGTCAGCTGGCCCCGCAGGCTTTCCAGCTCCTTGGCCTGGTCAGAAAACTTCCCCTTGGCCACATACTCGCCGCCGGACAGGTCCGCCAGCTTCATGTCCTTGGTTTTGGCCTGGAACTCTTCAAAGGTCAGGGCCTTGCCGTCAAAAATGCTTGTAAAATCCATAGTCTGTCCTTTCTGCCCCGAAATGGTTTTAATTTGTAAAGCCGCTGCACCACAGCGCGGGGGCCGGTGCCTTTAAACCTCCGCACCTGGAGGAATGTTGTATAAAACCGCCTGAGCGGGCTTTACCAAAAGAAAAAGAGCCAACCACCGAGAAATCCTCGGTAGCTGGCTCCTATTGCCCTTCCCCCGCCACAATCGCCGGGGGGCTGTATTTGATTGTTTCTTTGACTTCCAAGACAACGCATCCGCTGCCCTTTCGTCGAATTTTGACGTCGCTTCCTCGACTAAGGATAGCTTCTACCGTTTTGATTGTATCCGTGTCCATAAATACTGACATTTTCATCACTCCGTACATATAGGCCATTCAAAGCCGAATTCAAATATTCCCTTTAAAGATTTAAGTAAGCAATATTATTTGCGTAAAATGTGCAGCCTTGGCTGCCTTGGCCTCCTGCATTAGCCGTATTACAGTACGCATGAATTTGCGATGCATATTGCGAAGCCGCAAGGGAGTTTTGAATCATTTGCACCGTGTTCATATGTGCCATTTGCATTTCTGAATATCGTGAACGGGTATATAAATTGCATATATCATAGGTTTCTAAACCTATTTCAGATCTGAGATTACCGCTATGGGATGGCTTGGGAGAATCTTTATCAACGATGTTCTTTTTTCGCTGAATCCACTCAAATGTTCCGTCAGGATTCATTTGCAGGCCATTCACCCCAGCCCACAAGGTTAGGGCATATTGCTCGCGTTGCTGCTTATCCTCCCATATTTCAATGGCTGTCCGTTCCATTTTTTCGTAATACGCCAAAACATCAAAGGCATTAACGGATTCAGGCTGAGGAACATTAGAATTGCTTTTGCAGCGTGAAAGGAGGAACCTGCGCAGGAAGATTAACGCGGTGCCGGTCAGCAAAAGTGGAATAAAAGTTAAAATCAAAATCAACGTCTCCACCCCTTCGATTTTTCTTCCCGCTCCAGATCCTCCAGCATTCGCACCGCCGCAAACACAGCCGCGTCGAATACG